CAGTTTGGTCATTATCTAAATCAAATTCTGAAAATGTAACACCACCCTCAACGAGAGTTTGTGTAGTTTCTACAATTGATGTTGCTTCTGATTCAAGACCACTTATTTTTTGTCCTTCAAATTCATTTGCATCAACTGTACTAGCAATAGTTACACGTAAAATATCTTTTACTAACCATCCACTATCAGAAACTCTCAACATTTTTTCACTAGGATAATTTACTTCTGAATCTTCATCAAATAATAAACGCATTAAGAGTTGATGTCCTCTTGTTGTACCTTTTGCTTTATATAATTGTTTTATGTTTTGAATTAATTTTCTTTTATCAACATCATCAGCAAGATTATAAGGAATAGATTTCATGAAAGAATCTCTCATGTTATCAAGAAAATCATATATCGTATTATCTGAATCTGCGTATTCTAAAAGTTGTTGAATGTTTTGTACTGGATTTCCACGATACTGAACAATTGTTCCTTGAGAACCAGATGTTCCACCTGTAATCGTTTCACCAGTTTTAAATTTTTGTTGTGCAGAAATAAATAATCTTTTTGTTCCATCACTTATATCACTTACTAAAACAGTTGCAGTTGCTTTACTAGTTCCACCTGTAATTGTTTCTCCTGATGTAAAAACAATAGTTGAAGCTTCATCTACTATTCTATCACCAGTTTCAGCTAAAATATAATTACTACTATCTGTTTCTTGAGCAAGATTATTAATAGTTCCACTTAAAATTAATTCACCTGCTTCTAAAAATTTATAATAATCTCTTACAAATTTTATGAATACAGCATGGTCTGCTTGAACGAAATCAGGCGACTGTCCTTCTATAAGAGGAGAAACTTTTGTTTTTAAAGTAGATTCATTTTTTCCCATTTCATTTATTAACTATATGAAGATGTAGTTGAATATGTACTTCCAGCAGCAGAACTACCAGATGCAATACTATCAATCCCACCATTGATTGTTGAATTTGCAAAATCAATTTCAAGTAAATTATTTCTTACTGAAACAATATCATATGAATTTGGAAGTACAACTAATCTTATTTGTGTACTTGTTACATTATCAACATTACTTACAGTTGTAATATTAACAGAATTAATACTAACTTTACCAGTATCGTAATCTATTGTTCCTGCTTCGTTATCACTATAAGTTCTAGTTGTTCCTACAAAATAATATCTTCTTACATTTCCAGCACCATCATCATCAAAGAAATATTCATTTGTTGTATCTCCAGAAATTTTAAATCCAGTAGAAGTTAAAATACCACCACCACTTTTATTGTGTTCACTATGTGGATTATATAATTTGTTATTAAAATAAACTACATAATTTGTTGCAGCAGATAATATTGGTGTAAATTTTTGTGCAATTTTAATTGTTGTTATATTCGATAAAACAGATGGATGTGTATTATCTATAAGTCCTGTAACTTCTGAATGTCTAAACACACCATTAAATTTTGTTAATGTATTTGTATTATAATTAGTAAGTGTAGTAGTTATATCTGATTTTAATGTGTCTAATGATTTTGTTGTTGCAGTAGAATCATATTTAAAATTCGTTGTAAGAAAAAGAGATGTTATAATTGGGTCGATAACTACTGGAGTTGTAGATGCAACTTTATAAGTTTTTAATCCATTTTCTATATCGGTCTTTTGCGTAGTAGTTAAGTTATCTCCACTTATCTGTTTAATTGTAATATAAATCTTACCATATACAGCAGTTGAATCAACATCACTTCCTTCTTCTCCACCCCAACATTGAATTGCTTGTGCATTAGGAAATAGTGTCTTTACATGAAGTTTGTAATCTTCTGCCGTTACAGCACGACCTTGTGAGGAATAATCAAGTGGTGCATTATATTTTATTGATGCAAGACTTTCTGCATCTCCACCACCATTTGCATTTGATACAGTTGTAACTGTTACATCAGTTACTCCACTAATAGCACCAGTATTACTAAATGATGAAGCACCATTTGCTTCATTTGTGTTTGTTACAACATATGAAAGTATAACAACATTTCCATTTGATAGTGCTTTACCGATTACACCATCGCCAAAGTAAACTTCAAATTTTCCATCTTCTACTTCTTTTAGAAAATAATTAGTTGCAGTATCACTTACTGATGTAATATCTGTTGCTCGTGTATATGTAGATGTAGTTGTATCTGTTGCAGAAGTTTGAACTTTAACCGTAAGAGTATCTGTATCTACTAAATTACTTGTTATAACAAATCTTTGGTCAACATTAGCTGTATCAACAATATATTTTGTATTTACATAAGTACCTTCATAAATTTTTAAATCATTAAATCTTAATATTCCATCAGTTGATAGTGTAGTTATATCAGATACAGTTACAAAATTATATGTTGTATTATTTACACTTGTAGAAAATTTTGTGCCAGCACTTATTGTCGCACTTGAAAGTCCACTATTATTTAAAGTAACATCTATTGTTGCAATAGGTGCTGAAACAGATGATGGTGTATATCCCAACATTTTTGCATGAGAAACTATACTTGAACGAAGAGAAGCACTATCAAGAAACATTTCATTTGCTAACATATTCATATTAAATCCGAGATAGTGAGTATTATATGCCAACAAATCTAACAGGACTGACATACCAGAACCCTCAAAATCATAATCCGTAAATTCGTTTTGTGCTTTTAAAAAGGTTTTTAAATTTGCTTTGACCTCATCAAAATCAAATTCTGTTACCGTTAATCTTTTATCGTTTGTAGCCATTTTATCTTATTCTCTCTAACATTAAATCTAAAGTTTCTAATTCGGTTGGTGCATTAACAACATAAAATTCTACAGTACAATTATATGCGTTTCTATCTAAATCTTCTAATGCTCTAACACCAGTTAATCTTGCTCTGGGTTCAAAGTTTTGTATTACTTCTTCTATTTGTTTGGTTAATAATATTGCACTTGATGGTGTCATTGGTTCAAATAATGTTCCTAATATGTTAGAACCAATTTCTGGGTGAAAAGGTCTTTCATAATGATTAGTTAATACAAGATTGCGAATTGACCTTTTAACTGCTTGAACATCTGTGACTTTATTTATATCTTTATCAGAACTATTTTTTTGAAAAAACAGATTTAAATCTTTATAAATCTTTGCACTACGAGTTGATTCATTAGTCGCTTGTGAATCAGTATGTCCACCCTTTATAAATGTTGTATAGTTTGCCATGTTGTTGCAGAACTCCTATGTCTATTTATAACAATAATGTCTAAATTTAATCCTCTTGCATAAATTGACTTATAATAGAAAGTTTATTAATATCTTCGACTTTATATAAAGTATAGGTAACAAGTATTTCATCACCAATTTTGATATCTTCAATAACATCAAGAAACCATTTATGTCCTTCTTGTGTCTTTTTTGTATTTGGTGACATGGAATGATTATAAAAACCACCTAATGGTGTTCGGAATATTTCTGTATCAACAAGCATATGAGATAATCCCAATCTAGTTCCTTTTGGTATATCATTCGTAGCAAATATCCCAATTCCGTGTATTCCACTTTCTTTTATTGTTAATCCTTCATTTAAAGGTTTATAAAATTCTGACATTGATATATCCCTACACATGAGATTAATTCCCCATATATCTTTTTTTGATTCTAGCGTATTCCGTTCTTGACAATCGAACAACAGGTATCATATATCTTTGCCAATCCTCTATTATTTTTTCAGTCCATTTGCCTTCTTTCTTATATTCTTCTTCTGTTGCTTGTTTTTTTACTTTAACATCTTTTATTGAATTCAATAATCTTTTTCTATCACCAGAATATTCTGTATCGTGTATTCCTGAACGCTCCCTGATATTGTTGACGTTTTTTGCAAACTTTTTAATTATCGTGTGTGTCAAATCAGAAGCTTCTCTAAAATCATCAAATGGAAAATTAAATTCAAATTGGAAATCTATTTGTTCTTTATTAATATCAATATTCTGTTCTTTCTTTATCTTTGCGACAAAGGCATCAGTAGATGTTGTTTTCTGTCTTACATTTTCAAATTTATCTTTTGTTATCGCTGGGTGAGTAGAAAAATTACCATCTTTTAATAAAGTGTTAAAAATCTCCCCATCTATAACTTCTAATTCTGATTTTATATCATCAGTATATATCGTACCATTTGCACTTCTTTTAATTTCTACTTTAGCTATTTGTTTCGAAAATTCCTCTTTTGATTTATCTAGTGTTACGATTGCGTCAGCAATTATAGTATCATTACCTATATTTTGATTTATTGTATCTTCACTTATTTCAGATAAATCTTCTTTCACAGCATTTAGTTGTGCTGTTAATGTCTTTACAGCTTTTTCAAGTACAACTGAACTTCCACCAGATATTTCAAAATTAGGAATATTCTTTACAAGATTTTTTGTTAATCCTGCTTGGTCGAAAGAAGTAAGACTTGATACATCTACACTTGATTGTATATCTGAAATAATAGATGTTAAATCCTTTCCCTTTCCAGATAATGCAGTACCAAAACTACTTTCAAGAGAAGATAATTTTTTTACACCTGCAGTTGGATTAGATAAATTCAAACTGATTAAAGATGACAGTTCACCTTGTAAAGATGTTGTAGGTGTATCTGGAACTTCTGGCATTAAACCCGCTACAGTATTTTTTAAAGTTAACATACTTGTACTAGCAAGACTTTTCACAGTTGATGCAGACGATTCTGCATTTTCTAATAATAATTTTTTTATATCTTCTCGTTTTTCTGTTACGAGTTTTATAGATTCATTAATACCACCAAATTGTGGTTTTGGAAGTTTTTGTTTAAATGTAGGAAATGCCATTTATATTTTCTCCTATAATCCTGCAACATGTACTGTACTGTTATCTGTACCTGTTCTAGTTGTTGTAGTAGTAAAGTCTGTTTTACCTGTTACTCTAGTGGTTTTTGTATTTTCTTCAACTCTTTCACTTTTAACACCTTCAAAATAAAATGCTGAAGTACTCTTATATTGTTGTATAGTAGCACCAGTAATTGCTGTTGTTAATGATGAATTATAAGTTTCTGTAATTGCACCAGTAATTGTTTCAGTTAAAGTTCCCGCTACCGTATGTGTTTCATTCGCTTCAGTTTCAATAGTTAAATTATCAGCAGCTTTTATATTCATTACATCTCCAGATTTCATACTTATTGCCCCGATAGATGTTTGAAGATAACTTCCAAATGATGTTGAAGTCATATCGCCCATAACAAATGAACTAGAATCTCCCATGATTGATATATCATATGCTCCGTTAATATTGCTAGTTAAATCTTTTTCTATTGTTTGTATATAATTCTCACCAATTCTAGTTATGTAATCTTCACTAATATTTTCTGATACATTTCCTCTTATTTCTTGTCCAAGATTTCCACCAGATTCTCCAGTACCAATTTTTACATATTTATTTTTATGAAGTTTCTCAGTATAATCTCCTTCTACTTCTAACACATAATCGCCTTTGATTAACTTTCTAACATCGCCTTCGACTGTGAGATTAACATTACCCTTGATGTAACAAAAATCATTCCCTGCTGTTATCTGATAATTATCTTTTACAATCTTGGTTACGACAGTTCCATCTGGGTGTATTTCTTCAAATGTTCCTACTCTATGATATTTAAGTAATCTCTCACCGCCTGGACTATCATCTATTTCATGGACATGTCCACTTTCACTTTCATGCACATGATTATATGGATATATTGTAGCACTATTGGATTTTGGATTAGGTTCGTCAAATGTGCTACGTGTTTCTGCTTCAGCATAATCTTCTATTGTTTCAAGAAAAGGTTTTGTAGCAATTGGAAGACTAGTAAGTCTAGTAATTCTTCTATTATAAAGAGATTGGTGTGTTTCTCCAATAGCACCCCTTGCTAATGAATTGGTATCATTATCTCCTATGACTTTAGGATAAATTCCTTTTGGGTCAGAAAATCCTTTTGTTGTATCTACATTATTTTTATTATATCCAGGCAATGTACCCATAATAATAGGTTCTTGTTTCTGAATAGCATCTTTAAAAAATCCAATTACCCATGTTCCCTCAACCATGAATGGTGGAGTATTTCCCATACCATTCATTGATGGATTCGTAATCGGGTGCATAACTTCTGCCCATGGCAAAGTTTCAGTTGGTATCTTATTTAAATCTTCTGTATGGTATCCTAAACAACGAACACGAACTCTACCAAGTTTATCAGGGTCATCTCTATCTTCTACAACACCAACAAACCAAGCAAATCCATCTTGCCCCATAAAATAATTTTCATTCATATGTTAATCCACAAAATTGCCAATTTCAGGCAAGTCAACTTCCTCTTCACAACAACTATCACATGAACATTCTGTTTCACATGAACATTCTGTTTCAGATGAAGTATTTGTTTCCGTAGCATAACTGATATTTGATATCACATGATAACCATTTTGTTCAGTATAATATGTCATAATATTCTCCTATTTCATTGAATATTTATAAGGAATATTTCAATTTAATTTTGTTTTCCCTTTTTTAAAAAAAGTTAATAATTTCGGGGTTTTACAACAATACATTTGACATGGCCGCCAGTTATGTTATACTTATATAGTGAGGTTGAGAGATAAGCTAAATATGAAAAAAACAAAGATTATTAAACCCGTTGGGTTACCAAAAAAATTAGTTGCGAAATTACTTGCAACTGAAAATATTGATGTTGTATCTGAAAAGATACCAACAGCATATTTCGATTTAAAAAGTAGAAAGATTGGAATTCCAGTATGGGAAGATGTATCCCAAAATGTTTATGATTTACTGGTTGGACACGAAGTTGGTCATGCTCTTTATACTCCAATAGAAGTATTAGAAAAAGCTAGAGAAAGAAAAATCCCTAAATCATTTATAAATGTTATCGAAGATATTAGAATCGAAAAAATGATTCAAAACAAATATCCAGGCTTGGTAACCAATTTTAGAAAAGGTTATAAAGAATTAGTAAAAAGAGATTTCTTTGGTATTGGAAAGAAAAGTAAACCATTATTAGAACTAGGTCTTGTTGATAGACTAAACATCTATGCAAAAACTAAAGATGAAAACATTATCTTTTTAGATGATGAAAAATGGATTTTTGATGATATAGAAAAAATGACTACTTGGGAAGATGCTATTAACCTTGCAGAAAAACTTGCAAAGTATATGGAAGACAACCTAGAAAGTCAAGGCGAATCTGTTAAAGCGAGTGATGACCTTATGGATTCTGAAGATTCTGGAGATTCTGAAGATTCTGATTCTGGAAATTCTGAAGATTCTGAAGATTCTGATTTTGATTCTGATTCTGATTCTGGAAATTCTGATTCTGGAAATTCTGATTCTGAAGATGATAAAGATTCTGGAAAAACAGATGATGATGAAGATGATTGGGAAACTGATTACAATTCAGAAAGTATAACTGATAAAAATCTTCAAAAGAAATTAAAACAATCTGCTGATACAACAGGTACATATTTGAATGTTCAAATGCCTGATTATGATTTAAAAGATATAATTGTTAGTTATGAAGAATGGTCAGAATTTGATGACAGTATGGGTGCTAAGAGCAGATATTATAGTGAGAGAAGAAGTAAAGAAGCTGATTCACTTATTGAGTCTGATTGGAAAGCATTTAAAAATAGTTCAATTAAAACTGTAAATCTTTTTGTTAAAGAATTTGAAATGAAAAAATCTGCTGACAATTATTCAAGAGCAACTGTTAGTAAATCGGGTTCTTTAAATCTTAAAGTTCTTCACAAGTATAAATTTGAAGATGATTTATTCAAAAAAGTTACGAATATTCCAGATGGTAAAAATCATGGATTCATTTTTTATGTTGACTGGTCAGCAAGTATGGATGACAATCTCATTCCAACTATGAAACAATTATTAAATCTTGTATGGTTTGCAAAGAAAACAAATATTCCATTTGAAGTTTATGCGTTTTCCGATTCATACTGTACAGATGATAAACTAAGACTGAGTAGAGCAAGAGATAATAGTGCGTTTTCTACTGAAATCGGAGATATGAGATTTGGTGATAGACAGTTTAAGTTGTTAGAATTATGTAATTCAAAAATGAATAATTCAAAATTAAACGAAGCACTTAAAAGATTTCATACTTTATGTAAAAGAATGTGTTGGTGGAGGATAGAGAATGCTGAAGAGCAATACTCTTATCACATGATGGAAGTTCCAAGTGAATTGAGATTAGGTGGAACTCCTTTGTTACAGACTGCTTTGGTCAATGTTGAAATGACTAAAAGATTTGTAAAAACTTATAGTGTTGATAAACTTAATGTTTGTTACTTGACAGATGGTTTAGGTGGGCCGTTAACTAACTATGTTAGCGAGCATGATAACGAGGGATATGTTAAAGTTAAAACTATTCCTACTAGGGATAATCATCCTAGCTATGATTATGATGTACCCGAAGAAGAAAGAAAAGGTAGATATTATGGAAGTAATACTCATGTTAAAGTTGGCAAACATAATCATTTTGATATTCCACCTGCTAGAGATGAGAACACTTGGAAATTAAAAGGCGTTTCGTTAGAACCTACTAGAGGCAAAAGTTCATATGGAGATTTGTTTTCCTATCAATTTGAACAACTTTCAAAAATTGCAAAACAAAATACAGATTGTAACATTCTTGGTTTTCATTTGATACCAACTCTAAAAAGTGGAAAAGTAAAACCCCACGATGTTGCGTATGCTATTCATCATCACCATACATTAATTTCAAAGCAATTGGAAAAAGATAAACATTACAATGATGGACTTGCTTCTGGGAAGTGGAGAAATAACAATACGATTGCTGGTAACAAAGAAGATTATGTAAGTAAAACAATTAATAAAGATGGTGTCTTTAATATACCAAACGCCTTAGGTATGGATGATTATTTTCTAATCCCTGGCGGTAGAGGTATTGAGTTAGATGATACTGAACTTTCTAAAGATTTAGTTGGTGCTAATAAAAGACAATTAACAAAAGCGTTTGGTAAAAGCAGAAACGATAAAGTTAAAAAAAGAGTATTGTGTAGTAAATTCATGGATACAATTTGCTAAAACTTTTCCAGACGATATTTAAATATCTTAAAACTCATTTAAGGATTGATAGTTAATAACTGTCAGTCCTTTTTTTTTATCTATGTCCTTGTCTATTATAAGGTTTAAAGTCTCTTTTCTTATTTTTATTCATTGACGCCATTTTAACTCTACCTTTCCTAGATGTTTGACTAGTTTTCTTATTAAGTTTCACATGTGAATTTTGTGCGTTATGTTTTGCCATATGATTATTTATTAGTCAAATTTTTCGGGTTTATCAGCACTATCTTCCATTTTATACCAATTATCATCGAAGTATCTTTTTACTTTTTCTCTGTATCTTTTAAATTGATTTCCATGTTCATCTTCTACCACTACTTCTTCATATTCATCTTTTGTAATTATTTCAGTTTTCTTAGGTTTATATTCTTTCTTTTTATTCACAGGAATTTTTCGTTTTCTATTATTAAGTATTGTTTGATTCGCAGCAATAATCAAAGCAATTGCTAGTGGGTCGAACACAAAAATTATAAGTAGAATAACTCCTCGTACTGATTTCTCCAAATATAATTTTGCGTCTTGTCCATAGATAAGTTCTGCAATATATTTTATCGGCCCGATTTCTCTTTCAAAGTTTTTTACCTTATATCTCAACTCTGCTTGAGCATCTTCATATCCATCTATCTTAGTTTGTGCTGTTGTAATGATATCATTATAATAATCTAATTTTTCTCTTTGCTTTTTTTCAAATGAAAATGCTCGAGTAATATTACCTCTATCAATGCTTCTATCTATTCCACGATTAATTCTATCTACTGAATCTTCTGCACGAACAATCTTTCTTTCTTCTTGTTGTTTCTTTGTATTTAATTTTTCAATAGATAGAACGGTATTAGATAATCCAGAACCTTGTTCAATATGTGATTTAGATAAGAATCCAAAGATACCCATTGAAGTGATTAACATTAAAACCACTAATGCGATTGATAGATAGGTTTTTAAAAAAAGACTTGTTTGTTTCCAGTTTCGATAAAGCCAACTAGCGGTTATAAGTTTTCCTATTTCCAGAACTATTCCCATTACGATAATAGGAATAAAAGCGGCAGGAAAAATTGATGTAAGACCTATAATGGAATAATATGCAGCTACTCCAGATATAGAAATTGCAACTATAAGAGTAAGAAGTGCAAAATACATTATACTGTATTTATCTTTTTTTATGGGTCTGTAATGTTGTTTCCATCAATTGCAACCCATTCTTGTATTTTTTGGTAATCTCTGTTTGTTGGGTCTAGTGGTACATAACTAACACCGTTCATTAAATAACCTGTTAAAGTACCATTTGCATCTCTCATGTTTACTACTGTTTCAATCATTTATAACTCCGCCTCAAAGTAAAAATAAGCTTGGTATCCATCATTTGCTGTAAGACCTGCATCAAAATCATAAGCAAACTTATAACTATTAACATCTACAAAACTACCATTAGGAACAAATTGTGGTGTACCAGCATTAGTAAGATTATATATATCATTAGCTGTTCCACCTTCGGGATACTCATGTGATGTTGTTGGACTCGTTCTCATAGTAGTTGGAAAGTTAATATTAAATACACATCCGCTAGTAGAGTATGTTATAAAATTATATAGACCTCTATGATAATATCTTTGACATTTTGATAGCGTTTCACTTGCACTTTCTCGTTTGAAATCATTTGCTGTTGCACCAGGTTCTAACTGAACATCTGTAATATATAAAACATGTCCTGCTGTTGTATCTGTAACATCACTCCAAATAAATACAGCAAGATTATTAGTAGTACCAGTATCGACTGATATATTTTCTATTTTATATCTCACATCTGATGTAGTTACATTTAAATTAGCAGGTGTGTTCTCATAAGTCCAGCTTGTTGCTAATGTCGGGTCAGTACCTTCTGAGTTCCAAGCAGCTACTACATCACTTGTTACAGCATCTGCTGAACCACTCCATCCTATCACAGCAGCTTTAACATTATCTAACTTACTAACATTAGAAGCTTTTGCCAGGAATGATAAACTTACAGTAGCAGTACCTACAATTCCAAGACTACTACAGTTTGTAGCTTCTATTATTTGTACTATTCCAAATTTCTTATCTTCTGTTTCTACATCCAAGGCAAGAGAATATCTAGGAGCACCACCTGTAACACTAGTATCTAGTAAACCACCTGCACGAACAACATCAACAATATCATTGCCATCCGACAGTACTCTCCATCTACTTGCTGTGCAAGTGTCATCATTATTAGCTCCAGACCTAAATGCTGTTCCTCTTTGCCAAGCTGTAAAATCTCCATTTATTATTCCATTATAAGAAGCAGGTTTACTAACTCCACTTGCTACATGAGTTGTTAATGTATCTAGTCCTACTCTTTTAATTGTTCCGCCATCTGAATAAAGTAACTCATCTGCATCAGCAAGTCCAGAAGTAATTTCTGTTTGTCCAGATATAACATTATTGTTTAGGTGTTCGCTTTCAACGGCATCATCTGCAATCTTCGCTTCGGTAATAGCATCAGCTTGTATGTCACCAGTTGAAACTGTATTATCTGGAAGAACTGGAACTTGACTAAATGTTACAACACCATCAGATGCAATTGCGATTGCGTCAGTATCACCAACACTACCTATGTTACCTGCATTAGGTATAACTATATTTCCACCAGTAGTCATTGTACCACCACCAGTATAAGTTCCTGATACATCTAAGTTGGCATTTACATCTACAAGTGTAGAATTTAATTCTATTTCATCATCAGCGTTTATATCTAAATCGCCATCAGCGTCTGACCTAATATTAATTGCACTATCTCTAAACTGGAGTTGCATATCAGTATTAAGTAATAGACCATCATTATGAACATGTGTTAATGTAACTTCATCATTTGCACCAAAAGATAATATAGCACCATCGTGTTGTAATTCTAAATCTTGTGTTAGTGTAACATCACCATCTGAACCTATTGAGATTGCGTCTGTATCAGAAGCAGAACCTATATTACCTGCATCTGGAATAACTATATTTCCACCAGTTGTGAGTAATCCACCACCTGTAATTGCACTATTAAATATTGCAGCACCTGCTTCACTACCATCAAGAGTTAACATAGTGATATCACTTGAAGCATCAGTTCCTTTAAAGATTATATCTGAATTATTAGCGGCAGCATCTATTGTAATATTTCCAGATGAAGTAGTTATAGTAACAGCGGCATCACCACTCGCAATATCATCAGCAGCTGGATTACCACCAGCATAAGTTTTTACATCTGAAGCAGGAATAGTTTTCATAGTCCCATTATCATTTACTATAAATCCATCTGCGTCAGCAATAGTGATTGAATCACCAACAGAAGTTCCACCATCTAATAAGTTTAATTCAGTTGTAGTTACTGTTGCGCCATCGATTA